TTTAGTATGGTATCAACACCAGATAGACACTTACTTTTCTTTGGCACAGAAACAACTATTGGAGATAAAACAACTCAAGACCCAATGTTTATAAGATTCTCGTCACAAGAAGATATTAATACCTACACGCCGAGTTCAACTAACACCGCCGGTACACAGAGACTTGCTGATGGATCTAGAATTGTAGGAGCTATCAGAGGTAGAGATGCTATCTATGTTTGGACCGATACAGCATTATTTATTATGAGATTTGTCGGACCACCATTTACATTTCAATTCCAACAAGTAGGTACTAACTGTGGATTGATTGGTAAGAATGCAGCAGTAGAAGTTGATGGTACAGCATATTGGATGTCTGATAATGGTTTCTTTAGATACACAGGTAAATTAGAATCACTACCTTGTTTAGTTGAGGATCATGTGTTTGATGATATTAATACAATTCCAAAACAACATATCAATGTTGGCTTAAATAATTTGTTTGGTGAGATTATGTGGTTCTATCCTAACTCTGGATCAGGCACAGTTAATAGAATGGTTGCGTACAATTATCTAGACTCGAGCAACGAGCGTCCGGTATGGACTACAGGTACCTTAGCTAGAACCGCGTGGCAAGATTCTGCAGTATTTGGTAAACCTCACGCAACAGAATATAATGCAAGTGGTACAACACCTACAACAAGTAAGGATCATGTTATTGGTTGCACAGATGGTACATCAACATACTTTGAACATGAGACAGGATTAAATCAAATTAAAGAAGGTGCAATAACAGCTATCACGGCAAGTATTGAATCTGGAGATTTTGATATAGGTCCACAAGGTGGGTTAACTGGCCCTGGAAATGATGGTGAGTTTATGATGAAAATAAGAAGAGTGATACCAGATTTCTTAGCACAAACTGGGGATGCAAGAATTACATTAAACTTAAAAGACTTTCCAAATGACACGGCAGCTAGTTCATCACTAGGACCATTTACAGTGACATCAGGCACGCAAAAGATTGACACTAGAGCAAGAGCTAGATCTATTTCATTAAAAATAGATAACACTAGCACCAGTCAGTTTTGGAAACTAGGTACGTTTAGAATTGATTATCAACCAGATGGTAGAAGATAATGGCTAGAATTGTACAATCACTTACACAACCCAATGAAGAATATGATCAACAAATACAACAATCATTTGTAAGAGATATAGATAGTATTGTGCAAAAATTAAATACAACGTTCCAACAAGATTTAAAAGAAGAATCAGAAGCGGAGGCTTATTACTTTGGCTAATACATTCTTAAATAAAAAAGTAGATTTAACAGCAACAAGTGTTACAACACTATACACAGTTCCCACTGCTACAACTGCTATTATTAAATCTATATTAGTGTCTGAAGATTCAGGGAACGCGGATACTATAACGGTGACAATTACTGCAGGCAGTGATGTATTTAGTGTATTTAAAACTAAAGCAGTAGGTGCTAATGCAACAATAGAATTACTTACAGCCCCTTTAATCTTACAAGAAAGTGAGATATTAAAAGTGACTGCAGCGACAGCTAATAGACTACATGTGATCCTTTCGGCTTTAGAAAGTAAGCCAAGAGAAGTTACAACATAGTCTTGATTTATTAGATAAAATCTAGTAAATTAACAAATTACAGGTGCAATTCCTGCCGAAATAATATAAACAAATATACACATAATTATGATTACAAGAGCCAACATTAGAAGACAACTACGTGCAAGTGGTGGGATAACGAATGCTGTTCCTAGACAACAATATGGTCTAGGTAGTTTTGTTAAGAAAGCTTTTAAAAAAGTTGGTAACGTTGCAAAACAAGTTGTTAAAAGTCCACTAGGTAAAGCTGCACTAATAGGTTTAGGAGCTAGCTTTTTAGGACCAAGTATTGGTAGCGGCGGTATTGGTAATTTTTTTAAAGGAATGGGTGGTAAATTATTTGGCACGGCTGCAGGATCGGCAGCAGGACCTTTTTCTTATTTACAAGGTGCTCAAAAATTTACTCCAGGTATTTTAGGTAAACTAGGTTTAACAAAAGGTGGTGGATCTATGGGTATAACAGGCCTGGGTAAATTAGCAGGTGGGGGATTACTCTCATACTTTATGTCTAAAGGTGCAACAGAAGAAGAAGCAAAAGGTTTATCTGCAGATGTTAACAGGGGTTCAGGAATGGGCTTTGATCAAATTCAAAGAGACATTGCAGCATATAGAGGTGGTGGACAAGACGAATCACAAATGGCTGCTAAAGGTTATAGATTCTTAACACCAAAAAGATTTACACAACCATTAGCTACAGGTGGTAGAGTTGGTTTACAAGAAGGAACTGACCCACGTATGAGAGGTAATCCTCCAGTTATGCAACAAATACAACCAGGTGATGATATGAGAGAAAACAGAATCATGAATCCTGATGTAGAAGATATTGCAGATTATAGTTTACAAGATAAAGATTTAGAAGCAGGTGCATCTTCAATTAAAATAGAAGGTGATGTAAGACCACCAAAAATGAAGATGGCAGAAATACCTAAAGATCTTTCGGCAGAAGATGCAGTAAGAACTTTTGAATTAAGTGAAGGTCGTAAACCAAAAGATATGCAAGAAGTAATAGATTTTTTTAATAATAGAAAATTATCAGCAATGGGTGGTATAATGGATATGCCTACAGGTAACATGAGAAGAAACAAAGCTGGTATTAAAGAAATAGATTACAGAGCAACTGGTGGTTTCGTACCTGTTGGTATAAAAGAAAAAGCAGATGACGTTCCAGCAATGTTATCTAAAAATGAATTCGTCATGACCGCTGATGCTGTAAGAGGCGCAGGTAACGGTAGTATTAAAAAGGGAGCACAACGAATGTATGATTTAATGAAACAAAATGAAAGTAAGGTAGTATAATGGCTGAAGCAGTAACAAGAACATTACCCGCACAATTTATAGAAGACCTGGGTAAAGATTATGGTAAACAGATAGCAGCGTTAACATCGTTACCTGTTGACACTTCTCAATTTGCACCACAAGTTGCAGCACAAGATCAATTACAAACAGCGGCTTATAACCAAGCAACTGATGCAGCAACAGGTCTTGGATCATTTCAACCGTTTCTAACTAAAGCTTCAACTGCAGCAGATGCAGCAACAGGTTTAACAGGTACAGGTGCAGGAACTGGAGCAGGTTCTATTCAATCTTATATGTCACCTTATCAATCACAAGTAATTGATACAGCATTAGGTGAGTTTGATAGACAAGCACAAACACAAAGAGCATCACAATCTGCACAAGCATTAGGTATACCTGGTGCATTTGGCGGAGGTAGAGAAGGTGTATTACAAGCAGAGTATCAATCTTCTAGTGATAGAAACAGAGCAGCATTACAGAATCAAATGCTACAACAAGGTTTTCAACAAGCGTCTTCTGCAAGACAACAAGACTTTCAAAACCAACAAGGTGTAGCTACACAGCAATCAACACTAGGTGGTGGTATGCAGAATTTAGCACAACAACAAATTAAAGGCCTTGGTTCGTTAGGCGGTATTCAACAGTCACAATCACAAGCCGTGTTGGATGCACAAAGACAAGCGAATCAAACAGCAGCGTATGAGCCGTATCAAAGACTAGGTACTTATGGTTCTGGTGTTGCCCAATTAATTTCAGGATACCCTGGACAAACACAAATTCAACAAACACCAAATGCTAGTGCCTTACAAACAGCTCTTGGAGTTGGTACAGGACTAGCTGGTATTTATGGTGGACTAACGGGTAACAATCCATTTAAAGCAATTGGTAAGATGGCAGGATTTTAATTATGGCTAGAACTTTAAGAAGACCGATGTTTAGAATAGGTGGCATGGCCCACGAACAACGGACAGGTTATATGGGTGGCGGAATGTCAGGTATCATGTCTGGTATAACACCAAGACAACCTGATGCAGGTCTAACACCTAGAATGGGACTTCAAGAGGGTTCCGAACCTGAAGGATATACTTTTAGAAATTTTGCTGAAAGTCCTGTAGGAGAAGGATTAATGTATGGAATTCCTGGAGCTTTAGCTGATACTGTCTATACACCAATTAATCAAATAGGAAGACTTTTTG